GTGTGCCGTATCAGAAACATTAACTATTTTATTAGCACAACGCTCTGCAATTTCTTCAGGCGTAAAGCCCCTATTTTGAGATGTGTGGACTTGAACACCAAAATCTTCTGGCAAACCTATGTCTAGAGCAGGTATCATGTTTTCTCCCTAATAATAAGACCTGTGCGATACGCATCAGTAACTTCTTGTGATTCACCAAAGTTTTTCACACGAGATAAGGCTTCTGTAAAGCGTTGTGTGTAATTTTGTATTAAATCACCTTCGCCTTTCATAAAAGTATATGCCTCAATAAGAGATCCATACAATAAAGCCACTGATGCATTTGTGCTCAACCATGTTGTCCCACTCCCCGCGCCAGCCGTCAGTGATGCTGGTCGATAAAAATAATGAAGCTCTGCAACATAATTAGAATCGGGAGTGGGTCCTAAAATTAAGTTATCTACATCAAATTGCGCATAATATCTAGGAGCGCCAGTTGTTGAACTGTTTGGATTAAAGGACTGCACAAAGTTTACGTCTTTAAACAAAACAAATTCTTTGCTGCTGCCATTGATAAAAGACAGACTAAACGGCGCAAGAAAATCACTTGGCAAAGCAAGATATTTGTTGCCAGATGTCATACTCCCACTTTGATTTTTTCGAAACACATCCAACTGAGCAATTTTTAAAATACGCTCCTCTGTATTTTTTATAAAAATATTAATGTTATTCACAAAGGTTGTCTCTGTGTTCTCAGTGTAGTCTTGAATTGCAGTTTTTAGTTCATCGTATGTAAAACTCATGAGATCACCACTGTAACTTGGCCCACATAACCAATAGTGTTTGTTTTATTTTGTGGGGCAGGAAATATATTGTCACCCACGCTCACAAAAACTGCGCCAGCCTTTTGATCGGGACGAGGATTTCGCAATGCCTGTGCATCTGGACGTGCTCTAAGAGGTTCTAATTGGGGATGCTTCGCTTCCCACTCGTCTTTGCCCACTAAAAGACCATTCCACTCCTTTCGCATGTCATGCAATCGGTAGCGAAAACCAGATCGGTCAGAAATACCATATGCCCACTTACCAGTGGCATACTTAGACATAGCGATAGTTCCTCAAGTCAGGCGCAACACGGAAAGACGCACGATCACGATCTTCATCCATTGCACGATTCAACTCTTCTTCATAGAGAGATTTAAGCATTTGCATCCGGTCTGGCGCACGTTTTACGCTGATATAATAAGCCAAACCCGCAGCAAGCGCGGGGTAAAAACGAAACGGAACACCAAGAGTGTTGGTGTATGTATCTGCATCGTCAAGTCTCGTTAAAGCGTCATACAAAACAACATCTGTGCTGTTATCTGGCAAAGGCCACATTTTTAAAACAGGCGTGATTTGACGATCCACAAAAAACTGAGTTGGACGCCCCTGAGTCGTTTTTGTAGGAATATTTAGATATTCATCACGACTGATACGATCTAAAGCAAAATCAGTTCCATCACGGCGCACAACAAGTGAAAGAATATCTATTACGTCAGTGCCAAGATCATAATTACCGTCATTAGATGTAACCGTAAAGGATCTTTGCTCAATCGTCCATTGATTCAAGCCGCGATTAGCCCAATCTGCAAACATCAAGTTCATAGATCTTTTTGCAGTTTTCAGATCATAACCAGTACGGACTTCCAAACCACAACGCTCAAAAGCCTCTTCGATGTAATCTGCTACATCAAGTTCAAAGTCTGTTGATCCTGATACCGCCATTATTCTTCCTCATGATACAGGTTATCGAATATCCGATTTACGTCTAGTGTATAGTCTAAATCGGATTTTGAATAGTGAATATGTTGTGATGGTTTAAAATCAGGCGCACCCTCTCCCACTTCAAACCAAGCTGGATGCGTAACTCGCACACGATTATTGGGCAATGCAACAACGTTTCCAGTCCATTCACCTGCATCTAAAAGCTGTAAAACATGACTTTGTTTATGTTGAGCGGGATCATCAGCTATTTCAGATTCAGCATAATCCACTGTAAACAAATATTTTGCAGGATAAAAATTACCATCAATCTTCGCCATCCAAGGACAAGGCGTTGCTCTATCCATAACATACACGGCGTGATGATGTGATGAACAGTCCCAAGGCTGCGCATCATATGTGTTCATAGGTTCAGGCCATTCTTCAAGAGGTATGTCAGCTACTAATGCTGTTATAGGCATACGCGCCCACATTGCACCTCCATGAATTGTATCTTCTTCTTCGTCTTCAGCTTCACTACCTGTAAAGATTACTTGAAAACTAAGGCATCTATTTGGCATTGTAGTAACGCCAATTACCATAGCATGCAAAAATTCGCCGTGATATTGCTCATGATTGTGAGTGTATTCACGGCGAACCCATGCTTTAAAATAGGGTATGTTACTATGTAAATAGGGCATTAGGCTTTGGTTACTTTGTACCCCATCTTTTTCGCTGCGGCACGAAGTTGTGCAACTGTCATTTTGCCGCCTGCTGCACCACCTTTTTTCATCATGCGGGGCTTTTTCATGCCACCAGCAGCACCGCCTTTCATCATTTTCTTTACTTTGCCACCGTTACGATAACCCTTTTTTTTCATAGCCATGAGAAACTCCTTATGATTGGCTAACTGCACCCTTTGTGCGCTTTCTTCTATTAGACATTACTTGACCACATCCTCTGGCAACAGCAGTGCCGGGTATATTTTTGCCACTGAACTTACGTTTTGATTTTGTTTCTACAACTCCACCTAAGTTCAGGTTGCGAACTTTTGCTTTTTTAGTGTTAGAAACAACAGTTTTTCCCTTTGCTCCTGCACGTTTTTTCTTTTTAGCTGTAGAGGCACGTTCTTTTTTAGATAAACTTTGGGCTTTACTGCGCGGCAAGCATCTATCTGGGTTCTTCTTATCTTTAGAAGTACCGCATTTACCTTTTATCTTCCCATCAGTACCGATGCGAACCCAATCTTGCTTTACCCAGTCTTTAAGCGCACCCATTATCTCTTCTTCTTCTTTTTGCCCTTTGCACCTTTGGCGTAGTTAGGGTCTTTGCAATATTTTGATGCTGCCATATTAGCATAAGCTGAAGGATAAGTATCAAAAGTTCTTTTTGCCCATGCCTTACCAGCCGCACATATTTTGCTGCCTTTAGACCTTCTGGAAGCCGCGCCGCCTTTTCGATAATATGTTAAACCTTTTGGTATTTTATTTTTCTGCGGGGATTTGGATACTTGTTTGGACATTTGACCTCGTGAGATTGCCATATGTTTTCTCCATTTCTAGCTTTATAAACTCTATTTGAGCTGCCATAACTTCCGTGCGTTTATCAACTGCAATGAGAGTTTGCGTTGTCCAGCTTGCCCAACTGTAGCTTATAGCGCCTACAACACCTAAAACAGTTGTAATTAAAGCCAAAGTGATTTGTTTATTTAACATTTCCAACGCTTTCTTGCCTGTCTCAAACGTGAATTTGGATCTTTTGCAGCCTTTGGAAACTTTTTCATTTGTCCAGCAGAACGCGCACAGAAAGACTTACGCCTTTTTGCATCTTTGCTACCGGGTTTTACTTTTCCTGTAACAGCAGTTTTTAATTTAGAACCGGGGTTTTTGCGACGATATGCTTTTACACCAGCTTCTGTCATTCCCGCCCCTTTTTTTGTGGGGCGGAAATTTTTCTTGTTACGCTTTGGCATTTTATCAGAGCGTTTAGCCATACTCTTTTCTCATATAAAGAATAATCGTGTAAGTATCCGCGCTTGTATGACCTATAGTTGTGAAGGCGACATCACCTGTTTTTCCAGAGCCTGCGTTATTTGTCAGACCTCCAAAAACAGTATAATCATGATTACCGCTTTGATTTTCACCTAGCTCAATACAAAATTGGTCAGAAGTTGCATCCCATAAGATTTGCACTTTCATACCAATACACTGCCACCAAATACGCTCAATAACCACACCAGTACAGGTGCGGCCTTGAGAATCGGCGGCTAACGCACTTACATCAACTTTAACAACTGCTGATTCACCAGTGCCATCAGAGACATTAGTGAATTTCATAACAGCTTTTTTGTCACCGTCGATAAGTGTTTGGGATGTTACTGCGTCAGCCATATCAACCCCCTATTAAGCGTTGTTAATAGCTTGGATGTACTCTACTGTAACATATCCTGCACCAGACGTTCCTGCGGAAAAGTCTATAAAGATCGGAAGATCGGCAGTTCCAATATCTACCCAAGTATCAGCATCTGTAATTGTTCCATCAGAACCATGAATAATTACGTTTGCAGCAGTACCTGCTGCTAATGCAGTAAACAGTTCAGTAGAAGTTGAGCTTGTACCCATGCTGATATTAGCTGCATCACATGCAGTTGTAATATAGATAGTTATTTCAGTGACTTGGCTGTTTGCAGGAAGTACAATTCCTGTATCAGCAGCAGTGGTTGATTGTGACCAAGATGCTGTTTGCGCCATCTTCACAAAACCAACGTTTGCCTTGTCAGAGCCTACAGTAGTTCCTGTAGTATCTCTAATGGTCCCTGCCTTAATAGGACCTGAAAAAGTAGTAGTAGCCATATGTATCTCCTGTCGTGGCTAGTGTCAGCTACACCATGTAGCTGTCAGGGATGAAAATAGAATAACATAATTAAGATAAAAAGAAAGGGGCAACCGAAGTTGCCCCAAGTCAAACAGGGAGGAGAACTAATGAAAAACCATCAGTCCTCTCTACTGTAGCACATTTTAGGCTCCGGGGGAACCAAATACTGCGCGTGGATCACTAAAGCCGAAGCTGTAGCGCTCACGAGCCTTAAAGCGCATGTTGCCTGTGTCGAAGTCAGCTTCCATGTTCGTTCTCATTGCAGAACGTTCAAAGTGCTTAAATCCATTAGGCGCATCAGTTTTGATGAAGAACGCATCTGGGTCTGTCAAGAAGTGGTTAACAGTGTAACCCTCTGGAAGCATACCCATGTTGCGAATCGCGTTCACATCATTGTCTGCTGTGCCAACACGAAGAGTAGATTCCAACAAGCGATCTGCAACGAATTGCAGTTGTGGTGGAATGATCAACTTGGTGCCACGTAGAGCAATGATCATGTTGCGTTCATCAACGAAGGTAGAGATGTCAATCAAAGCATTCTCAAGCGAAGTTTCGTTCAAGTCTGCTGCTGTTGACGGCTCGTTGCGGAATGTACCACCACCCGCGAGAGGGTGATCAGTCGCACAAAGTTCTTTACCATCGCCACCTGCAAAGTTGCTGTCAAACGCATTGTTAAGAACAGCAGCCGCTTTGACCTGCTTAGTGTGAGCCATAGAACGCGCAAGCGCCTTCGTGTAACGCGCACCAAGACGATCATACAGGTTGTCTTCGATTGCTTCTTCAGTCAATGCGAATGCAAGCGCCACTGTTTCGTGTGTATAACGAGCAGTGTATGCTTCATTTGCATTGTCGAACTCAACGCCAGAACCTTCAGATTTTGTGGGAGCATTCCCAAATCCGACCAGCATGACCTCCTCTTCGAATGCACGGTCTGATGTTTCCGTGTCGAAGATTTCCGCATGTTGATTCTCATAGCGGTCATATTCCATACCGAATAGAGCGTTCAGGCCCGGCTCAAGTTCTTTGACGAGTTGGGAGCGTGAAATAGCCATAACTCAATCTCCTTATGCCAAGCCAGCGGTTCCACCGCTGAACAGGTGGTTGTTGATTTTTACGATCACATTTGTGTTCGCGCTCGCAACATCGCTGTTCTCAGGGTCTTGAGAAATGTCGATGGCTTTCAACGGCAAAGTTGCAGTTGTTGCACCAGTCGTCACATCAAGCTCCATACGAGAAATACCAGAAGTGGTATCTCCAACTGGAGATTGATCAACAATGTCGAAATTACCAGCCAAGTCAGCCACAGGGAATGCAGCATCAGCTTGAATTTCAAATGTTGCACCCGGATCATCAATAACATTTGCTATGATGTCAGATGCTGAAATGCTACCGGGGTAGCTATTTGAGAAAGTTGGCTTGTTCGTCGTTGGGTCCGTATAGAAGCAACCGTTGAACACACCAAGGATCAAACCTGACCCTCCTGCGGCAACACGCTCAATACCACCACCAGTTACCATAGCAACAAGGTCGCCTTGGAAGATAGCGGTGGAATAGCCTGAAGCAATGCGATAGCGGTTTTGCTGCTGTGAGCTAATGCTTGTACGAACTGGACGAAGACCAAAAGAGGCGTCTTGATTAGCCATTTTTAGTTTCCTTCAGATTATCCGCCTTTTCGACTAGAGCCGAATGAAACGGATGATTTACGTTGCGGAGCAAGTTTCGGCATGGCTGGATTGTTTTCTTGCATCCAGTCATTATCTACTGCGTCCATTTGGTTTTTAGTCACACCTTTATAGTGATTCTTCCGCTGCTCAACCATTTCGATGGGCATTCGTGCGAGAACAAGACCGCCGTTGCCAATGACACCAGCGTTACGACCCTCATCTACTATAGGTCCAATCCAATCTGGGTAATCCTCTGCGCGAACGAGGTCCCAGCCTTCTTGCCGTTTTTTAAAAACGTTAGTTTTATCATCGAACTCCATCACAGATTCACGAATCCAACGATGGACATATCCAATGGGAGGTTCAGGAGCGTCTAAGGCTGTACCGGGACGCCATTCTGTTTTGCGCTCTGTGCGCTCCCGCGATTGTACTTCGCGTGATGTCCTGTCAGCCATATCAATCTCTCCTGTTTTGCTCTAAGCGAGCGACTTCTTTTGCATATCTTTCCAGAGGAATACGCATTTTCTTGGCAAACGCCACTTGACCGGGTGTAAGTTCCACCGACTTTTTCCGCCCTGACTTTACAGACCGTCCGTTACCAGACGCAGGAGCAACGGTCTGGGCGTTGGACCGTTTCTCCTTCTTAAACCTGTGAGGCATTTCATTACGCATACGAGCGTCGATCTCTTTATAGTAATCATCGCTTGTAGGATCGTAATCTTCCTCTAATACAAGTTGCTCATGAATTGCTTGAGCAGCGCGGGTCATGATTCTATCTGACCCAAACCATTGATTCTTCTCCATCCACCTTTCCAACTTAGGATCACGCTGTGGTTGTGGCTGTTGTTGTGGTGGTTGAGAATATTGCTGTTGCGGAGCTTGAGCTTGTTGCTCTTGTTGAGCTTTTTGCTGCTCATTCTCACGCTCAATTCTAGCTTTTTGCTCACTAACTTTTTCTTTTGCCATAGCAATTTTAGCTAGTGCCTGCTGTGCCTTTGCGACTTTTTCATAATCGCCAGCCTCATTTGCTTCTTGCAAAGCACGAGTGGCTTGATGCTCTTGAGCGTTTAAGCGAGTTTCGGCTTCGTTATTATATGCACCATTTAATTGTTGCAAACGATGCCGCATTTGCTGGTTTTCAGCCTGCATTTGCTGGGCATACTGAACAGCAGCTTGAGCTTCCTCTGCTGCCTGCTTACGTTTTGCCGTTAGTTGATTGATTCGACGCTGAACAGATTCACTGTAGCTATCTAGCTCTTCGTCCCCTGAAGAATCTTTACGAACATTTGTTCGGGTTTCTTCTTCGTCCGAAGACATTTCAATTTCAACGTCTTGATCGTCGTCATCAAAATCAACAGACGTAGCTTCTTCGATGTCTTCGTCTTCACGAATGTCTTCAGCCATAGCCATTTTCCTTGCTCTCCATTACCTTATACATAAGAAATGTCTTTTGGGTCAAGAATCGTTGCGATAATATTATCGTCATTTATAATACGAACCTCAAGACCTTCCACTTTGAACCTATTTCCAGCATATCTTCCTATAAGAACCCAATCCTTTTCATTACACCAAGGACCATTTGGGAATTTTTGGGAATCTTTATATGCGTCTGGACCCAACTTAACCACATAAGCGGCTACAGTCGCAAAAGCTTCACGGTCACGAACCTGATCTGGAACGTACAAACCGCCCTTTGTTTGCGCACTTGGGTAATAGGGAATGATGAGAACACGATAGCCTGTTGGCTGTGGCAATCTCTCTAGTGCAGATGTTTCCATTTGAGATGGATCATCTTCGTTTTTGTTTGCCGCACCTTTACCAAAAGCATTTTCTATGGGTTTTGGCATTTCTGCGTTTTCTTT